GCCGTTGGCATCGAGCAGTTGGCCGGTCTTGACCATCTGGTCGATCATCGGCTCCATCGCCGCAGGCACGTCCGACCCCATCGCAATCGCCTGATCGACGTAGGCACTGACGCTGCTGGCCATACGCGTCGTAATCGCAACGGTGTCGAGCCCCGCGGAATTCAGGACTTGCCAATCTTTGTAGAGTTGCTGCGCTTGGGTATCGAGCGCTTGCTTTTGCAGCGCGGGGCCCAGCTCTTGGAGCGTGAACCCGTATTTCGCCGCGGTGTCGGTCACCAGTTGCAGGTCCGTCGCCTGCTGGGTGAAGCCGTCGTTGAGCGCTTGGATCGCCGCGTTGTATTGGTCGGCGTTCTTCGCTTGGAGCAACTGATTCAGCGTCATGCCCGCGGCGTAGGCCTTCTGGTTCAACATGTCGAGCCCGCCCGCCGCCTGCACGAACGCTTCACGGACCGGGTTGATTTGCTTTTCGGGATCGTTGAACAGCTTGCCGATGAACGTCGCCCCGAGACTGATCGCCGTGCTGATGCCGAGTGTCGCGACCCCGCTGATGGCGCCGCCGATCACGTTGGTGAACAGGCCCGCCGCTTTGGTGCTGCCGCCCGCGACGGCATTCGAAATCGTGCTGCCGATACTCGCGCCCACGCCGCTGGTCGCGAAACTTTTGCCGATGTCGCTGCCGATATTGCCGGCGAGCGTTTTCCCGAGATTGGAGAAGCCCTGGCTGATGTTGCCGCCGCCTATCGCGCTACTGATCAGACCCGGCAACTGCGCTAGTTGCCCTTCGAACGCGGACATGAAATCGGTGGCGGCGCCGGTGCCCGCGGTGGTGAGCGCGTCTTTCCACTTTTCCTCTTTGATCTGCTCGGTGAAATAGGCGTTGAGCGAATCGACCGCGGCCTGCCAGTTCTCTTGCATCCGATGTTCGGGATCGTCCAGCTTGGCGAGCTCGGTTTTCCACGTCTCGGAGATTTTGTGAATCGGACTGGTGTCCAGGAGATCGCCGAGCTTTTTCTGCCAGTCCACCGTCGCGGTGAGATTGTCGGCGACCGCTTGGTTGGTCGTTTTCAGAGCGGCGGTCGTGGACTTTGACCACTGTTCGTACGCGATCTTGATGGTCCCCAGCGTTTGCTGGTGGATGTAGGCCATCACCTTGACTTCGTCGTCAACGCCTTGGACCGCGCCTTTCGACACGTCCATGATTTTGGCGATGTCCTCGACGCTCTTGCCGAATTCGAGGAAGTACTTGATCGCTTCGACTACCGCGGGATCGAGGCCATCGGGCCCGGCGATCCGGTCGCGCATGTTCTGCAACACGTCGGCGTCTTTGGCGCTTTGTTTCAGCGCATCGGATACCGTCTTGACCGCTTCGGCGGTGGTGCCCATCACGCGCGCGATGTCGCCGGTGTTCTGGCTGTACTGGAGAAAATATTTGATCCCTTCGTAGGTCGCGGGGTTCAGGCCATCGGGCCCGCCAATCGCGTCGGTGAGCCCTTGCAGCGCTTTGGCGTAGAGGTCCGCTTGCTTCTGGCCGTCCTTCTGCGCCTTGACGTTTTGGGCGAGCGGTTGCGTGCTGTTGTCCCACGCGTTCGCGTTCTGCTGGCTGGCGTCGGCCAGCTTCACGGTCTGGCCGCGGGTCGCTTCGAGTTGCTTCCCGAAGTCCGCCAGCGCCGCCTGCATCGTCGCGTTTTTCTTCGCCCAGTCGTCGGTCGTTTTCGCCGTGTCATTCTGCGCGGTGCTGAGGTCTTTGATTTTTTGCGCGATGCGGTCGCTCTCGACCTCCATGTCTTTCGAGGCCACCGACCACGTGCGCGCCCAGCCGACCGGGTCGGTGATCCGGAACACCTGAAGCGAGGCGTCGGCCATGTCGATAAACGCCTTCTCGGTGCGCAGCAAATCTTTTTCGAGTTGGAGCCCGGCGACGTGGAAGTCCGCGAACTTGCCGACCAGCCAGGTCACCGACTGGATCACGAACGCCATCGCTTGCGTCAGGTCGATCAGCGCATCGGAGACGAAGTTATTCGTCTGCCGGTTGAAATCGAGATCGGTGGTGTATTTGTTCAGCGCTTCGGTGACCAGCGACACCGCTTTCAGCACGGTGCCGTTCTGGGTGATGATCTTGCCGACCGCCGATTCGACGTCGCCCCATGCGTTCGACAGTTGCGCCAGCCGCCCGGCGTAGGTCTGCGCCGCGGTCGCCGCCTGTCCGCCGAACTTGGCGTCGATCTGATCGAGCACATAGCCAAAGCCTTCGGCCGCCGCGCGCGTCTTATCCAGTTCGACCCCGTGCCGACTCAAGACGGTGATGTTGCCTTCGGCCGCGCGCGATACCATTTCGGTCGCGGTTTTCAGATCGACGCCGAGGCCCGCCGCCAGATCGGTCGTCGCGTGCAGCGCGTGTTCCATGTCGAGCGGCATCACGCCGCCCACCAGCGCGAGCATCGCTTCGGTCTGGGTAATCGTCACCGCCGAATAGGTCGTCGTCTGTTGCAGGCTTTTGGCGTAGTCCTCGTACGCCTTGGTGACGCTGGGCACGAACGTGCCTTGCGCCGTCAGCGCCGCATTGAGTTTGTTTTGCGCCGCGGTTTCGTCATTGGCCGCGGTGATCGAATCCTCCATGAACCCGATCAGCGTGTGCCACGCCGTCGTCAGCGCGCCGATGATCGCTTGAGCGCTGACGAAACTCGACACCAGTTCGGTGAACGACGTGCCGGTGGATTTGTCCTGATCGTCCAGCCGTTTCGCCGCGTCGGTGATGTCTTGGAAGGACTGCGGCGCTTCGCCGCCCAGCCGCGCGATCTTGTCCGACGCCTCACTGACGGTGGCGTTGATGCGCGCGAGTTGTTCGTCGGTCAGTTGGCTGGCGCCGCCGATCTTGGCGACGGCATCGGCCATCAGGGTCGCTTGTTCGATCAGTTGGCGCCCGCCGAAGTCATCGACCATCTTCGACAGGCTTTTGCTGACGTCGCCGATGTTCGCGTCGAACCCGCGTAACTCGACATCCGCCTGCGCGACCGCGGCCGAGAAGGAGGTGAAATCAGCGTTGAACCGCGCGTTCATGGTCGGCATAGAGTCACCGCGGCGGCTGGGTGTTCAGGTCATCGACCAACACTTCGTACACTTCGACCGGCACGTCGAGCAGGTCCGGCAACGTCCAGTGCATCAGGCGGCAGATGTGGAGGTCGCTGACGATTCGCGCGCGCCAGTCCGGATTTTTTTTTCTTCGGCCAGGGCGGCATCCATCGCCGCAATGTGCGTGCTGATCGCTTCCTGAATTTCGGTGTAGGCCAGCGAGTCTAGTTCGTTCAAGGCCGACGCGATAAATTCCGGACTCTGATCGCGAATCGGAATCGGGCGTCCCTCGGGGTCGGTGATGTTCCAATCGACCAGATATTCCACGACGTTGGCGAGGCCCGCCTGCTCGGGATCAATTTCTGGCGGCTTGCCTGGCTCGAGTTTTTTGACCATGCGGGCGAAGATGTGCCGCGTTTCGCCCGCGGTCAGCCGCTTTTTGATCAGAATCCAGCCGTCATCGGACAGCGACAGGCGCACCGTTTCAGGGCGATACATGCGTGGCATTGGTCGGCCTCACTTTCGGGATCAGTTGCGCTCCGAGCGCGCTGCCCGCGATCTGCAACCCCGTGATGCCGCGTTCGATGGTTCGACCATTCGGCCGCGGAATCACGAACTGAAACGTGTTGGCGGGCTGCGACAGCCACCACGCGTTGACGACTTCGAGAATGACGGCGGACAGGACGCCGTCCTCGACGGTCCACGCGCCCAACCGCGCGCAGACCACGTGTTCGTACCGAATGAGCCCTGTCTCGCCGGAGATGACGACGTGGTGTGCAAAGTCCACGTTAGGTCCGCTTCCACGATCCGTTCGCGACGAAGTTGCCGGAGAGCGTCACCGCCGCGGCCACGCCGGTTTTGATCGAGACGTCGAGCCACGCCGGACCGCTGAAGCACTTGCCCGGCACCACCACGGACGGGTAGAGCGCGAGCACGATGCCGTCAATCGAATCCGCCGCATCGAACAACGTATCGTCGGTGTCGTCCCAGAACCCGGTCAGCGTGCCTTTAACGTCCTTCAGGCCGGTGACATAGGTTTTGTTGGTGTCACCCATCGACGTGGTTTCGACGGTGTTTTGCACCATGTCGAGGGTGAAATCGGAGATGTGCGCGACCAAGGCGGCCGCGCCCGCGGCCGACGTCGAAGCGTAGATGGCGCCGTTCTTACCGTGGTGAAGCATCGTCGTTTCTCCTACGCTGCGGCGGTGGCCCGCAGCAGGGTTTGTAAATCGCCGATGACCGTGCGCGCGCGGAGAATCCACGACGCGTCCGATACCGTCGCTGGCAAGGCCGCGCGAACCGCGGCCCGCCGGTCTGCATCTGCAAGCCAGTCGCGAATGAGGCCGCTGGCGATCCCGTCCGGCACGATGGGCACCAAGTCACCGAAGCGCGCGGTCACTTCGGCGCGCGGGGAACTGAAGTGCACCACACCGCACGCCGCCAGTTCGTAGGCCCGAGGGTTCAGACATTCGGCCGGCGCGCCGCCCGTGTCTCGATAGAGGTTGAGCCCCAGTGTCGCGCGCCGATACAGCGCCGCGGTGCGCGCGTTATCGACCGCGCCATGGCGGACGTAGCGCGCCAATCGGTGACGGCGCCCGACCGTGGGCCAGTGGCCGTAGAGCCCGAGATCGATGCCGGTCCAGTCCTGGCGTTCGAACCACGCCACGCGGTCGGCCCAGCCCGACCCGACAAAAACGACGTCGTGGGCATCGACGGTGGCATCAAGCGCTTGCGGCTCGGGCGTGTGGATCTCGGGATGCCACGCGCACGGCAGGAACCCCGCGTGCGAATTGACCGCGCGGAAGTTGGGCAGGGCGCTCGATTCGTTGGTCCAGCAGCCGGTCACCAGTTTGGCCACGGCGACCTCGCTCGCGAGGTCATAGGGCGATTCGGTGAACAGGACGACCACGCGCAGTCCGGCGCGGCGCATCATAATCACCACGTCGGGATGCAGAAACATCGCGGAGACGGCGATCACCGCATCGACCTCGTGCCGCAGCGCCATCGTCACCGCCCGTTCGCCCGCTTCGTAAAAGACGTCGCCCGCGGTCGGCCGTTTCAGGTCGGGCCGCGTGCGTTTGGCTTTGCGCCATGCGCCATAGAGCAGGCTGCGCGAGCGCTCGATGCGTTCGGTCAGGCGGAAGCGCACCACTTGGACGCCATGCGCGGCGAGGCCGTAGCGCAGACCGGCATCGACGTCGGCGGTGGACCATGCGGCGCCCGGTGAAACGACCAAGACTTTCATGGTCCGCGCATGTCCCAGCACATCCACGTGATCAGGTCGCCTGCCGTGAACGTGCCCGTAATGGTGATCGTGCCCGTGCTTTGCGTATGGCCTAACAACGTGCCGGTCGTTTCGTTTTGAAAGATGCACACGGGGCCAGGGACGCTCGATGACAAGCTGGTATCCAGTACCAACGTCGCGCCCGGGGCGGTGCCCAGCGTGACGCGGCCGAGGCTGCCGGTCGCGTGCGCCTGCAACGCCGCGCCCGCGCCGAAGCCCGACGTCAGCGTGGGCCGCGTGAGATCGTTCATGATCTCGTTGTTTTGCGTGATGGAGAAAAACCCGCCGATGTCATTACCCGGCGATTCGACGGCGAGTTGCCTGCCGGTGCTGCCGCCGAAATACACACCACCAAAAACGCGGATGCCGTCATCGTTCGGATTCGGGTCGGTGTAGACCTGAAACAGCGTCGGATTGTTCGTATAGCCCACGGTCAACAGCGGCGTCGTCGCGGTCGGGTTCGCGGCGAGCAGCGTTTTGCCGCACGTGGTGGAACTCTGCACGAACTGATTCGGCCCGCAGCTCGGTGTACTGCCGCCGCCCGAGACAGGTTGGCCGCCGACGATCAGCGCATCGGGATCGGTCGAGGTGATGACGACTTTTTGAAACCGCGAGATTTCGTTCTGCGCCCAGACGCCGAGCGTCGAGCCGAGCAGACCGCAGAGAATCGCGACGGGGATCGGATACTTCATGGCGTCACCTACGGATGCACGAGTTTCGCGCCCCACACCGCCAGCCCATTCGCCGCGGCCGACGTGGTGATCAGCACGCCATAGGCGACACTCGGCGCCAGCGTCAGCGGGCCGCTCCGTTGCCGCGAGCCGATCACATCGTCCGCCGGGAACGACAGTTCAGAGCCCGGGATCACGGTCTGGCGGTCCATGTTGAAGAGCGCCGCTTTACCGACCACGCCGCCGCCCGCCGCTTGCAGCCGCGCCGACAGTTCGAACTGGACTTGCCCATCGGCGGGCAGCGTATCGAGCACCAGCAGCACGGTGCCGGGCGCGACCGCCGCATACGGTTGCGTGGCGTTGATCGTCGGATAGGCGTTCGCGATCTCGGTCTGTTGGTAGACGCTGCGATCACCACCGAACGAATCAATGGCGTAGTAGCCCACGGGGTCATCTCCTTCCGCACTTTCGGGCGTGACCCAGATGTCGTAATGCCCGCCCCGATGGTTCCAGCGATCTTGGGTCGCTTGATCAAGTTCGGTGTAGCGCACGCGTTCGGTGCGTTCCATCTGCATCAGGTCGTAGCCGATGATCGGCATCGAGGCGCCTTGCAACAGTTGGTGAATGCGCGCGGCGCCGTCTTTCGTCGCGAGGCCGCTGGTGCCCTTGGCAACCGCTTTCACCAGATAGGTGACCGTCTCGTACGCCGATGCCGGATTCGGCGCGCCCGTCATCGAATAGACGTCCACGTGCGCGAGTTGGGTCACGATCACGAATTGGGTCCAGCCTTGCGGCGCGAGGTCGAACGCCACGCCGTCAGGCAAGATCGCGTGCAGCGCCGCGTCATGGCTCAACACGGCGACGAGCGCTTCATCGACCGCGCTGGTATCGGGCAGGCTCATACGTTGCTCACGTCGAAACCCGCTTCTTCGAGCACCGCGACCAAGCGGCGAAGCATGTCCACGCGCGCGCGTTGGGCATTCGGCACGAACGTCGGCGCCGCGGGCATCGCGCCGCGGTTGTACCCCATCTTGGTGTGGCGGACCTGCGTGCCGTATTCCCAGAACGTGGAGAGCGGCGACTTGTTGGTGACGCGCCACACCACGTCGAGCGGCGTCCCTTCATCGAGCAGGACCATGCTGTCGCGGAGCTCGCCGGGCGGATAGGCAGCGAGGTCCGCATCGAACGCGGCGACCGCCGCATCGCGGACGATGTCTTGGGCTTCGGCCGCCAGATTGGCCGGCAGCGCCGCGAGCATTTCGCGAAATTCAGCCACGCCGTCCAACAACATTTGAGCCACTGAGAATCTCCGAGCAGATCAACACGTGCGTGGTGTTCACTTCGTCGAGGTTCGCGACGTCGTGAATTTGAAACTCGCGCGTGCCGAATAAGAGTTTCGAGGTCACCGTCAGTTGCGGGTGATAGGGCAGCGTGACCACGTGCGTGGCGACCGCTTGCACCGCGACACTCGCCGTCAGACGTTCGATGGCGCGCGCGCTGGCGGGCACAATTTCCGCCCACACTTGCGGCGGGTTCAGGTTGACCCACGATTCGGTGTAGCCGCCGTCACCATCGGGCACGGGTGGTCCCGGCGCTTGTAGCGTGACCCGATGCGGTCGAGCCGCGATCCCGATGGCGCCGCCGATGATGCCCACTACGGTACCCACACCAAGCGATAGGGCGCGATGGCCGCTTCGTAGCCGTACGGCAATTCGAGCAAGCTGCCGCGGATGACGGTCGCGATGTCGCGCCCGAGCGTGGCGTAATGCGCTACCAGCAAGCCGACCGCGTGCACCAGTAACGGCGCTTCGAGCAGCAACGTCGCCGGGTCTGCCCAGCCCGCCACGATCTGATAGGTCGTGGTGACATCGGGCATCCACCACGGGTCGGTCGGATCAACAGGCGTGCCCGTCTGGGTGATCGACTGGAGCGGCCGCGCCTGATTCGGCAGCGGGATGATCACCGGGTCGGGCGGATAGTAGTACCCGTCGTAGCCGATATACCCGAACGCACTCCAATAGCCGTAGTAGCCGTAATACGTCTGGCGCACGGTGATGGTCACGTTGCGCGTTTGCGTGAGCAGCGCGAGCCCGGTGTCTTGTTCGACCTGTTGCCGCGCGGCGCTGATGAAACTGGTCATCATCGCATCGCGTGGATCGCCGGTGGGCCAATCGAGATTGGCGAGCAGCTTCGCCTGATCGAGCGTCAACGGTTCTTCGCTCGGCGGCGTCACCACGATGGAGGACACCGACCACGGCGAGGCCCAGGGCGCGGCGACAAAGTTGCTCACGGGATGACCTTCCGCGGGCGCCGTCGATACGTTTTCGTGGTGAAGGGCGGCGACACGGCGGTCGCGGGCGCGGGCGTGCGATCCAGCACGCGCGGCCGGTGACTATGCACCGTCAGCGAGCCGCCGACGCTTTCGGGCGTGCAGGCGGTGTGCGGAGTATCGTCCACGGGACACGGCCCCGGATCGCCCTGCATCCGTGAATAGCCCCAGAACCACGCCATTGGTGTCCCTTCCGCTGCTCGGGCGGGCCTGCGCCCGCCCGGGCTGTGGTGTGTTAGGCGAGTCCGGTCACTTCACCGAACGCGCCCGGCCGATAGACGGCCAGCGCGAGCCGTTCCTCGGCGCGAATCGCGACCAAGTTTTTGATGAAAAAATCGACGTGCGAATTCGACGCCTCGACGCGGATGCCGCCCTTGCGGAAGACCTGCGCGCCCTGTTTGAACGCGCCGACGAGGGCCGTGCCCGCGACCGCGGACGGGGTGACCGCGACCGGCACGCCCCAGATGGTCGGCGTTTGAATGGGCGAAAACGGCCCGGCCGTCAAATATTCGCCCGTCGTCGTCTTGGTCAGGATGGTCGCCGCCCAGTTCGCGGGGTTCATCACGATGCCATCCGGCATCAGGAAGGACGTCGCGAAAATCGTCATCATCTGGGTGAGGATCGCATCGGAGTTGGTCACGGGCGCCACGCGCGCATACGGTGCCGCCAGTCCCGGGCGCAGCAGCAGCCCGAGCAGTTCCGGCGCGGTGCCGGTCCCGTTGAGCAACTGATCTTCCTCTTCGATCTGCACACCGAGCCGCAGGCGCGCGTCGATGTAGCTCGCGATCTGCGCGACGTCTTCCAACATTTCTTCCGACACCGGCAGCCAGTGCGCGATCTTCCGCACGGTGTCGGTGACCGACGCGAACGTCAGTTTGGACTCGGGCTTGTCGCCGCCTTCGAGCACCGGCGCCGCGGCGCTGGTCCAGTTGGTTTCCTGCATGTAGATGATCGCGTTCGAATCCGTCAGGCCCGACGCCATCAGGTCCGCGACCACCAGCCGCTTGAATAGAATCGGCAGGATGCCGGGGAGGTACTGCGGCACGATCAGCGAGCCGCCCGACGTCGGATCTTCCGTCAGGGTGTCGGCCCGAAAGCGGCCATGGTCGATCAGTTCCACACTCGGGGATCGCCACGAGGAGCCGCTACGATGCCCGCCGTTGCGGAAAAAGTCGTAGCCTTCCGACTGCACGAACTGTTGCCCGAGTGAGAGGCGCGGACCCTTCGCCGTCGCGGCGGCGGCCGCGGTGACCGGCCGTCCCTTGCCTTCGACCGCGAGCCGTTCGAAGTCGGAGATGAGCGCCTGATCGCCCTTGACGCGCGCCAGCTTCGCGCCAATCGTTTTGCAGTCGTCGCCGATAGCGTTGATGGCGGCGCGTTCCTCGGCCGTCATTTCGCGATCTTCCGATTCGCAGAGCGCGGCCGTCTTTTTCACAAGGGCCAAGCCTTCGGCGGTGCGCGTGTTGAGCGTTTGCTCAAGCGTCGTCGCGTTGGGAACCATAGAAACTCCTACGGGTGGAACAGGTGTTCCAGAAATTGCGTTTCGAGTTGCCTGACCGCGCGCCGTCGATCCTGGCCGGTGGCCTTCGCAGGCTCCTGCGGCGTGTCGAGGACAGCGGTTGTCGATAGGGCGCGCGCCCGCGCCGCGGCCGTCACAGACGGCGGCGTGGTCAGCGCGCGCGCCACGGTGTCGTCAAGGGTGGCGATGCGATCCACCATGTGCAGGCTGAGCGCTTCGTCAGCGGTGACCGCTTCGCCCTGGCCATAGCCGTTCGCGACCGCGGCGGGCGTCAGGCCGCGCCCGAGTGCGACGTCGCCCACGAATCGCGTGTACATCGCATCGACGATGCTTTGCATGTGGGCGCGCGCGGTGTCGGACAGCGGTTCGGCATCGTTGCCGTCCACTTTGAATTTGCCCGCGGAAATGTACGTGAGCTTCACGCCGAGTTGATCCAGCGCTTTCGACAGATCCTCATGGATGGTGTAGACGCCGACCGACCCAACCATCGCCGATGGCGCGGCGACCACTTCCGTGGCGCAGGCGCCCGCCCAGAACGCGGCGGAGCACATGAGATAATTCGCTTGCGAAATCACGGGCTTGACCGCGCGCGCGCGCAGCACCTCCCGCGCAAATTCGGTGGCGCCCGCGACCGAGCCGCCCGGCGAATCCCAATCGAGCACGATGGTGCCGACGTCGGCCGCGGCCACCGCATCGCGAAGCTGACTGGTCGCTTCTTCGAACGTGGCGCCGCCGCTGATGTCGGAGAGCAGATTCATGCGCGGCGCGATCACGCCGTGAATCGGAATCACGGCCACGCCGGTGCCGGTCGGCAGCGAGCCGCTGACCGGCCGCGTGACGACCTGGCTGTCGGCCGCTTCGGTGCCCGCCATCCGGCGCGCCAGAATGCCCGCGACGATCCCGAGCATCGGTTTCGTGATGGCCCACGGTTCGAGCGCCATGGCAACGACGCGATCTAAAGCGTGGTGGCGAGGCATCAGGCGTGCTCCAATCCGGCGAGGGTCATCGCGGTGCTGACGTTGGCTTCGAGCGCCAAGGCCGCCGCGCGCTCGGGTCCGACGATGGGCGTCAGGTCCGCGACCAGTTCCGCCTGCCATCGATCAAACCCGGCAAACAACGCGGACGCGCGATCACTCGCGGGCAATCGCTGCAAGCGATCAATCTGGCGGGCGCGGGTCGCATCGAGAATCGGCGCAATCTGCGCACTCTCCGCAGGCGTCGGCGGAATCCGCCCGCCATCGAAGGCGTCAGACGGACCGCCGGTGGTGTTGAGCGGCAGCGCCAGTTCGTCGGCGGTGGGATCGTTCTGAATCGACGGCAGGTTCAGCCGCGCGCGCCCTTCGTTCGCCGTCATGATCGGGCGCCCGACTAGCGCTTTCAGCGAGGCCGCTTGCTCCTCGAAAGAGCCCTTCATTTTGTCGGCGATGTTGAATTCGAGGTACACGTTGTCGGTGTCGTCGCAATCGGGCAGCAGTTGTTTTTCGATTTCCTCTTGAATCCATTCGAACCACGGCCCCAGACAGTCCTGGTACAACTGTTTGTGTTGCTCTTTGATATTCGAAAACGTGGCGTGGTCGAGGATGCCGACCATCGGTTGCGGCACGTGGTATTGCGCCGCGACCTCTTCGCGCGTGAGTTTCCGCGCCAGCACGAATTCCGATTCGCGCGCCGAATAGGATGTGGCCGTGAACGTCATGCCGTCCTCGAGAACGGCGGTCTGTCCGGCGTTGGTGGTGCCCGCGAAACGACCCTTCCACTGTTCGCGGAAAGCCTGTTTCTGTTCCGGGGTCCACTTCGGCGCATCCTTCGGCCGGGTGATCACGCCTTCGAGGCGCGCGGAATTCGTCCAGTAGGCGCGGCGGTACGCCGTCGATGCGGACTCTTCGGCCAACACTTGGCGCAGGGTTTCCAGCGGCGAGATGCCCATCACCGGATCGGCCGGGTCGTAGCCGTTGAAGTGCACGACATCGGCCAGCGTCAGCGGCACGACTTGGCCGTCAGGCGTGGCCCACAAATAGCCGGTCGGAAAAATCCAGCCGGTCGGCATCACGTGTTCCGGCGAGAGCCGCACGAGGCCCATCGTTCCGGAGTCCTGGCGGATCTTCAGCCAGTAGGCGTTGAAGTACACGCCGAGGTCTTGCATCAAACTCTCGAACAGGCGATAGCGACACGTGCCCGGGTTCGGATTGCCGAGCCATTGCACCAGTTCGTGATCGGGCAAGCGCTCGCGATCCAGATCAGACACGCGGCGGTACGCGAGCGGCGCGACCTGCGCAATGTTGCGCGCGATGAAATCCACCACCGTGCGGACGTTGGGTTGGGTGCGATAGAGCGCCCCATAGGTGTAGGGCGTCAGGTGATGCAGGCCGTAGCTATTGCCGTAGTCCGGCAACGAGGCCGCCGGTGTCCCGATGTTTTTGAGTGTGCCCTTGCTCTGGACGATCATTCGGGCAAGACCTGCACAAAATTCACATTGGCGCGGTGGACGATCACATCGCCATCGACCGCCATCGGCGCGAGGTTCGGTTTCAGAATCGACGCCTTGCGAATCGTCAGCCACGACCCGCGGCTGCGCCACAGCACGCCTTGAATCGCGGACTCAGGGTCAGCGATCAGATTGACGACAACAGTTCGATAGAGGCAGGGCGGTTGCCACCACACCGCGGATCAGTGTCGAGCACAACCGCAGGCGAATGAATTTATGTTTGGTTTATTCGTCGTCGTCGCGGTCGGCCAGTTCGCGGCGCAGGCCGCGGCGCAGCAGCTCGGGCACGCTCAGGCCGGTGCGTTGTGAGCAGTCGTAGGCGCGGTCGTAATCGGAGGATGGGACAAGCACCTGCACGACGGCCGGTTTGTTATCCGGCGTCAGGGGCGGGCGGCCAGGACCGCGCGGCATGGGCGGTCCCGAGTGTACCAAAAATTAGAGCGCCCGGGCCGTTACACTTGTTTCGCGCGTTTGGCCTTCGCGATCCCTCTCGCGATGCGCCCGTCCTTGTGCATGGCGCGCATCCGGGTCGCCGCCGCTTTGCGCTGCGTGGGTGTCCACGTTTTGCGCTTCGGCATCGGCGCATCGGGGATGGCGCCCTCAGTGGTGTAGACGCCGCGTTCACGCTTCACGAGGCGCCCGGCGGCGACCAGATTGTTGATCGCTCGATTCAAGCCCGAATCGCTGGCGCCCAGCGCCGATTTGATTTTCGCGGTGGTCGCCTGTTCGGTGGTCGCCAGCACCGTCAGGATCTTGCCTGCCAGTCCCGGCAGCGGCGCGGCGACCGCGGGCCAGTGGGCGGCGCCGTTGCCATTCTGCGCCGCCGCCTTTTTCGCCGCGGCCAACAGTTGCGGCGGCGTCGGTGTCAGAAACAGCGTGGGCCATTCGCGGTGATACTCGGCGAGCTCGCGTTCGATGTCGCGAATCCGATTGGCCACACCAGCGGCGGCAAGGTCGTGCAATTCCTGTCGGGTCATTCGGTCGGCTCCTTGTGAAAAAAAAAGTTGGGCAGATTCCAGTTGTCGGCGGCGAGGTCGAGACGCAGCGCCGTCAGATAGCGCTCGGTGAGCAGCGCCGCGTTTTCGATGGGAAACAATTCAACGACGCGGCAATGCCGACACGCGACCACGGTGATCCCGGTGTGCGCGATGGCATCGGCTTCGTCAATCTCCGCGTGCGTCACGCGGCGCAGGATGATCCACGCGTGCAGACAGTCATTCATTCCGACGACTCCGAGGGCGGACCGGCGCGCCGTTTCTTCGGTGGCTTGTGCTTCGCGGCATGGCGCCGCGCGCGCGCTTTCATCGTCAGATAGGTGACGGGTTCCTCGTGGACCGCGGCCACATCGAAGCCCGCTTCGCGCAGGATCGCCAGGACGGTCCAGTACGCGGTGACGCCGAGCCCTTTGTAGGCGCCGATGCGGTGGACGTTCGCCGCCAAGTCCGCCATCGATCTAATGCCCAGTTGTTGAACAACGCGATTGAGGGCCGCCGCCGCGGTGGGATGCGGACAGCCCAGACGCCCCAGCGTGTACCGATTCCACGACCGATTGCCGATCACCAGAATCGCGGAGTGCTCGTGTTTGACGAACGTCTGCCCAACAATGTTGACGTAGTCGCTGGGATCGACGGTCTTGGTCGCGCGGTGCGTGGGTCGCATCGTGGCCGCTCCTGTCACCTGATCCCTGTTGCCCTCAACAGGTCCGCACTGTCAGTACCTCAGACTCTCAACCATGGGCAGCGCCCGCCGCATGCTACCGCAACGTGGATAGGTTGTCTATTTTTTGCGAGCAATACATTTTTTGCACGAACCGTCACGGTAAGTCGCTGAGGCGATGTTTGTTGCGCTACCTAGTATTCGTTTAACTCGTTGGTACGCCGCCTGTTGAGGTCGCTTTTCGATTGAAAGTAACCATCGCCAGCTTCTACAGTCTGCCCTTGCTGCGATGGCGATTTGAGGTGGTTCAAATCGTCTCACACTCGAAAGAAGGCAGTAGGCATGGCCCGCCCTGATCTCGACGCCCGTCGATGGATCGCTGCTCTCGACCAGTACCGCATCGAACGCGATTGGAGTTTCGAAGAACTCGCGACCGCGATGGCGCGGGCAAAGTGCGTCATCAGCAAACGCACGTTGCACTATCTGTGCAAGCGGCTACCGGCGGACGGCAACCCGCTCGACCGCACGGTCTACAAAATCAAAAAGTTTCTGAAAGCCCGCGGCGTGGTGGTCGGCGCGACCCCGCGGAAACCGCGCGCCGCGCGCATCGAGGCGGCAGTATGACCGGCTGGTGGCGGCTGCTGCGATGGTTGTGGCACGAACACCAGTGGGAACTGCGGATGCGGCCAGGACGCATCTGGCTCGCGTGTGTCTCATGTCCGGCGGAAACCGCAGGCTGGCCGCTCAGCGAAAGGCGGCGCGCATGAGCCCCGAACCTGAAACCGCGCTGGCGCCCGCGGCGCCCGTCAAGACGCCGGTCCGCTTCGGCATGATGCCTACGTCCGTCGATGAAGGTTGGCGACTCGCGACGATGGTGGCCAAGAGCGAATTTGCGCCGAAGAGTCTGCGGGACAAACCGTACGACTGCATGTTCGTGATGCAGTTCGGCGCCGAGGTCGGGCTGACGCCGATGCAATCGTTATCAAGCGTGTTCACCAGCGGCGGCGGGCGGTGCTCACTCTACGGTGACGCCATGCTCGGGATCGTCGTTCGGTCGCCGTTGTATGTCGATCACGACGAATTTTACGAAGTGTCGATCAATGGCGTGCTGACGCGGCGCGCCGGACTCACGGGGGACGATCTCAAAGCCGACAGCACGACGGCGGTATGCGTGTTTCTCCGCAAGGGCAAACGGACGCCGGTCGAGCGCCGGTTCACCATCGGGCAGGCGCGCAAGGCGGGGCTGCTCGGGAAAGCCGGACCGTGGTCGGAATTTCCCGACAGAATGTTGCAGATGCGGGCGCGCAGCTTCGCGGCGCGCGATTGTTTTCCCGATTTGTTGCGCGGCATTCGCAGCGCCGAAGAAGTGATCGACCTGGATGAGAGTGAGCCAGCGCCGCCGCTTGCCGCGGTGCCGCAGGTCCGCCGACTCTCCGAAACGCCGGGCGCGTCGATGCCCGCGGGCGTGGGCGCACCAACGGCGCCCGAGCGCGACGTCATCGAAATCGGTCCCGCGAAGGTGGAGAGCGTTGAGCGTGCCGAGGACGCGTACATCGTCACGCTTGCCGATGGGCACGTGCTCGAAACCTTGTCGCCGGAGATCGCCAAAGAGGCCATCGCGTTCGTCGGCACCGATCACCTCGTGCTGTTTACGTGCGCGGTGCGCGGCGACGGTGACGCGCGCGACATCTTGTCGCTTGTTGTCGCGGTGTAGTCATGTCCGAACGCGTCAGCGGGCAAGCGGTCTGCGCCGTCTGTGGCTGGGCGGCGACCATCACCGCGGATGATCTGCCCGACCTTGGCCAGAGTATCCGCAATCTGATCCTGCGGCACATGGCGGCGGCTCACCCGGAAGCGAAAGCCGTGTCGGTGGTGACGCACAACCACACCGAGCCGATGACGCACTACTGCGATTGGGACGTTCCGGGCAAGCGCCAGGTCCGCGCGATCTGCGGTGAATTGATCCAGCGGCGCGACCACACCAACGAACCCACGTGCCCGAACTGTCAGGCCGAACTCGCGGAGCGGGCGCGGAGTGTCGGGCCGTGAGTCTGCTGTTTGATGATCGCGCGCACCGCTACGAACTCGATGGGGTCGAGGTGCCGAGCGTGACCCAGATTCTCACGCGGAGCGGCCTGATCGACTTCTCGCAGATTCCGCAGTTCATTCGTGACGCGGCGCTCGAACGCGGGCGCGCGGTGCATCAGGCGATCCACTATTTCAACGAACGCGATTTGGACGTCGCCGCCTTCGAGCGCGATTTTCCCGCGTACGCGATGTATCTCCGCGCGTGGATGGGCTTCTGCGAGCAGCGGCGCTTTGTCCCGGTGTTGAACGAACATCGGGTCGCCTCGCGCCGCCATCAGTTTGCGGGCACGGCCGATTCGTTCGGTGTGCTCGATGGCACCGCGGTGTTGCTCGATTTCAAGACCGGGCGCCCGGCCGACGTCGCCGGCGATTTGCAAACGGCCGCGTATTTAAGTTGTGCGTTCGAATGGGCCGCGGATGACGATGCGCTGCAATCGTTCGTCGCCGCCCACCCGGTCATCCGCCGCTGCGCGGTGCAACTGAAACGCGATGGCACGTTCGCGGTCGAGAGCTACGCGAGCCCGACCGACTTCCGCGATTTTCTCACGCTGGTGTCGGCGCAGCGGATCGTGACCGCCCGCCGCGGTGACGCCTTCGAGGTGGCCGCGTGAGCATTCTGCGCCACGCGATTTGGCCCGAGCTGCAACCGTTTGTGCGGCTCGAAATCTACGGGCGCGATGGTGGCCCCGACCATCCGCGGCATCGCATCGAAATCGACACGCCGCCGACCGGCATTCAACTACGGTCGTTTCTCGCCGTCGAAATGCCGTGCGTGAAATGCGGCCGGGTGATCCATCCGATTCGCGAGCGCGAAGGCCAGGGCCATTTGTATTTCGCGGCGACGTGCGGACTCGATGTGCAGTACGCCTGCGCCCGCTCGAAGGCGGCGCGCGACGAATACCGGGCAATCAAAGCGGCGATGGAAGCGCGTTCACCGGGGCCGACCCGTGGTGACACACGGGCCGACCTCTTTTCCACACTCAGTGTCCCGCAGGAGGGGACTCAGCATGGCGGCTAAAAAGAACCATACCAAAAAACCCGAGACGACGCAGATCACCGAAGTGCTTCGCGTGACCGAAGGCCGGTTGGACGCCTTCATTGTGGGCGATGGCCTTATCAACAATCGCATGAGCAACAAAGGGCAACACGAGTTGCTGTATCCCGGTGGCGGCAGACGCGAAGGATTGAAGCACGAACCGCTGTTAGAGTTTCGCGGCTCGCCGTACACGTTCACGGACCCGACCGCGCCGACGTTCATTGCCCACAAAGCGACGGCGTTCAAGGCGGCGATGACCAACGCGGCGCTCGATATACCAGGGATGAAAAAATCCCAGATCGGTCGGCTGGTCTGGGTGGTGGGCGATCTGATTCCGATCTATGGCCTGCCGCAAATGCTGATGGCCGGAGTCATTCAGGCGGGGCCCTCGCGGACGCCGGATAT